GGCGGCAAACTCATCTCGAGCGTTTTTTTTTGGACATACAGTACCTTTTCACCGAAAATAGAAGGAGATAGCCGCATAATCGGCACAATTTAACATAATAAAGATAAGCAACACACAATACGGTAAACCGTCTATTTAACATAATATATTTAATGCGCATTATCCAGAACTTGACTTGACAATCTCTTTAGTTCTCGTCTTATGTCGATCTGGCTGATAGATCGGCTCGCTGAGCTCGACCGGATCTTCGACACGCAAGCAAGCTATTTCATAATATTCAGAGGTCAATTCAAACCCTATGAAGTTCCGTTTAGTTTTCTTTGCAGCTACTGCAGCAGTCCCAGATCCCATGCAGAAATCTAATACCGTATGGCCTTCATCACTATACGTCATGATAAGATATTCCATCAAGGATACCGGCTTCTGTGTTGGATGAATCGCTTTTGAACAACCAATTTGGGGAATGTTTAGAATCGATCTGGGGTAGTTTGTCTGTGTCTGTATATCTCGTTTAGTCCCTCTCAAAGTTGAAATGGATGGCGCCCTTTTTTGAGCTCTCTCAATTGGCTCAATATCAACCAAGCCTTGTGGCCTGTAAGGACACGCCCCTCGGTAAAAAATTAGAATGTCTTCATGATACCTAAGCGGCTGATATTTAGCGATCAAAGGATTACCGCATCGTCCTTTGTTCCACACCCAATTATATTTATACCACCACTTGTTAGATAAAATCAGCTCGCTAGTAAATGGCTGAATAGCGGTGAACACTACACACCCATTTTTTTTAGTCACTCGCTTGACTTCTTTCCACATTTTATCTAAATCAAGCTTGCAATCCCATTTACAGTCTGTTATCCCGTATGGTGGATCGCACAACACAAGATCGATGCTTTTATCATCAATTTCCCTCAAAAGTTCAAAACAATCGCCACATCTTAGATCAATCAAATTGAAATCCAACCTTTTCTAAATATAGAGCTATCTTTGCAGCTAAGTTGATATTTTCAATACGTTGCCCGCTAAGCTCATGATGGCCTTCTGTCTTGAATATCGTTCTGTTTGTTGCTAATATTCTATAACCATCCGGTAAAATGACCTTAACCATGGTGATATAAAGTATTGCAGCAGATAAAGCCCATTCGAACATAAAACAAAGAAAGAACAACCCTTGAAATTTATCAACTCCAAGGCTCAGAAAAATGATAACTAAAGATATAAACGCAATGATAACTTTCAATCCTCCGCTTGCATTTTCTGAAATTTTATGGTATTCACTTTTGTAGATTCTTTCATTTAAATTTTCCATTATTCACCTTTTAAGGTTACCGTATGACTAACTATATCCGTGATAATCTGAACAGACTAGTCGCCCTGATCGCAGTTATCGCCTCGCTTTTTGCAGCGTTTAAAATATTTTACAATATGGACCACGACATAACAGATTTAAAGATCGCTCAGAAAGAGACCACATTAAAACTTGACCAACTTGGCCCAAGCCTGGCTGATCATTTTGAGAAAGCGCGCTGTAAAGATGCATTAACTTTGCTTAACATGTCTTTGATTTATCCGCATTTCATCCCAATGGATAAGCGAGATCAGGCCATTGAAGAAATGTTTGAAGCAGGACATGGAGCGCAGCTAAAAGATTTAGACTTGACTTGCAAATCATGCGACCGAAAAATACTAGCTCAATTTATCAGCCAAAAAGCAGTCGAACACCATTGCCCGAGATTCGGCATTTCATATGCCAAAAACAAGTCTACTAAATCCCAAATAGAAATTTTAAATAGAATGAATGAAGAGCTCAAAAATCCTATTTGATAGAATCAAATTGATTCCCCTTTGGAGTCCAATAGCCTTTGCTTATATCGTATACATAACCTTTTAATGGCATCTCTGAAAGCTCGGAAAGTTTACGTTCAAAAAGGTCAACCCTTCTAGCGCCAACTTTACCGGCTTCATGGCTAATTGATGCATACTTTCTTAACGATTGAATAGGAATGCTTGGGTCAATATACTGCCCGACCTCATTCCATAAAGCGCCATCATTTACATGACCTTTTGAATTAATAGACACATCAAAAAGTTTGCGCTTAATTTCTTTCAGCTCATCTTTCATATGTCGCCCTTCTGGCCTTCCTCTATTCTCAGCCTTGGCATAACTTTTGCCTGACTGAAAGGGGTTTGAATTGCGATAAACCCCTGAATTACTTAAGTTAAACAAATTTTATTAAACCCTCTTAACGTTAATATAATTATAGTATAAAGGGTTTATTTGATAATGTCAAGACTTTATTTGTCATAAACAACGTTTCTGAATGCTTGGCCTCTACAGTCCACATGAACGATTTTACGATCCGGGTAATAAATAAAACCATACTCAGAAGAATTAAAATGGTTCATTAATTTTATTTTTTCATAAAATTCTTCAACTGGCATAAATGAAGAATATATATCGGCTGCCTGCCCGTAAAGATGGTAGGATTGTGGCTCTCCTCCTTCTGCTTTGTTATGATTAGGGCAACGGTAACCACTAGAGACAATAACCGGGCCCCCTGTAAATTGCCGTATGACATTCAGTATATATAGAAGCCTCACATCAAGTATTAATTGCCCGCAGCATGGGCATTCTAATTCATGAGCCTGAAAATAGTTTTTAGTTGTATATTCTATTTTCTTAACCGTTCCATATTTCATAAACCCCCCTTATAGTACAATGTAAAGTAACCCAACGGTTAACGGCAAGCATATACCAAATGAAAGCACATTTATTGCATATTTGAAAGATTGATAAGAATAATTAATCATTTCTTCCCACCTCTAACACAATACCGGAGCAAATACCCTAAAATAATTTCTTCATCATCTTCAATCTGGCAATATTCATTGATAAATTGATTCGATGTTTCAGAGATTTTTTCTTTACGTTTGGAGTAGTCGCCATCGTCTAATGATATTTTAATATGAATAAGTTCTAAGTAAGACCTCACCAACCGCACAACATCTTTATTTTTTGCTTGCTCATCCAATATTATTTTAATTAGCCCTTGACGAGCTGGCTGGCTCATAGAACAAAATAAAAATAATATTGTCTTAGCTGCTTCAATTCTATACAAGTTTTCTTCATTCATTTTTAAATCTCCTCTTTAAACTTCACGATAATTTCTAAAATTATTCTCAAGCACTAACACTTGATTATGATTTTTAACTACGTCATTCCGTAAAATATGGATATCTCGGTGAGCTTTAGTGATCAATCTAAACTTGTTTTTAAAAGTCAAATGAAATTTAATTAGGATACTACCTAAACCATCAATATTGATGAGATCAAATTCTCCAAATTTATCAAAACTGTTTAACTTATAACATTTGTTGATAGTGTATAAATGTTCATTTTCAATTTTCAAATTAATTGAACAGCTATTTTTTTTAAGCGTCAATCGATAAGGATTAGAATAATTTCCCTTAAAAAAATAAATCACCTGCGGAAAGTTAAGCTCCAAGCTTAAAGCGCCAAGTTTATCTAATTCTTTATAAGTCCTAAAGTCTTTATTGCTCAGCCAATTGTATTCGTGGTTTATCGGCAATATTGATTCATTCAAATATTCATTCATTTTCATCTCCTTTAAGTTAGCCTATAATTAGATTATAGGCTGTTTATTTATAATGTCAAGTATTATCCAAAATCAAACCAAACTGCTACAGAGCCTCGAACCCTTTCAGGGTCACTGCAAAACTTAGCTAGTTTGTTAGCGCATCTAGTAAAGTTACTTTTACTTGCTTGAGTGAAGTCAATATCGAGATCTGAACAGATATTCATCAGCTGTTCTTTATAATCTATTGATAAATAATAATCAAAATCTTTGATTATAAAATAATTATCATCGGGACATGCGCACACTTTGTCATAAGATCCGATTTTTTGCATTCTGATTGATTTGTTTAAGTTCATGTTATATTCCTTTTGGTTGATTGTTTAGCCTATAATTATATTATAGGCTTTATATTTAAAATGTCAAGTATTATTTATGCCGCTACCATTTTTCTATGGTAACCATTGATTTTAGTACATTTTTTAACAAATGTTGATCCGTGCATGTCTCGGATTTCATCGCTTGAAAAAGTTTTCCCTCCTCGTCTTGTTTTAGCTTTGAATGGTGTAGGGTTAAAATACCACTCACACTTATTAGATGAAAATTTAAAGCCTGCTTTTTTCAACTCTTCTTTGTGTTGCTTTGTCTCGCCAGAAACCCAAACCCACGAGCCTCTGATCTCAATAATAAGGCCTTCAAGGTCTTGAATTTCCGATATTGCTGCATAGATTTTGTCGGAAAACTCAGGGTCAAACTTAGCTTGTTTTGTCTCGCCTTTATATTCATACGTATTGCAAACCGGCTCTTGTTGAGAAATAAGAAAATCTCTAGCCTCGCATAATGACTTCATCATTGAATCATCAGCCACGCCACGGTCGGGATGAAATTCTAAAGCTCTTTTTTTGAATGCTTTTTTAATTTCTTTGTGAGTTGCTTGCTCAGTTTCGATTTTTAAGAGATTGAAAGCGTCTTGAATTTTCATAATTAGTCCTTTGTGATTAAATTTGGTTGTTTCGTTAAGTTATGTATATATTATAATCATACTATTTCACTATGTCAACTAATTATTTAAATTATTTTTCTATTTAACATGAGAATTACAACCCCCATTTCCACTTTCATATCCTGCTCCGCAGGTGTACCGTAAAATGTTATCGTACCCCTCCCCATCAAGGCAACGCCAACCGAGAACCTCACCATCTCCCCAGCCGTGGCCGTTTTCGTGACCGCTTCCTCGTGAACACCCTCCACCGCACCCGTTACCGTCAATACATCCGTGGGCACTAGCATAAGTGGGCCGAAACTCACCTTCTAAAGCATCTTCTAAAACCTCATCACTACATAGTTGAATAGTCGTCACCTTTTCCGTTTGCATCGCCCCAGCTATCCGCCCACCCTTTCCCGAAACCATCTCCATCGCCACATTCCCAATGGTTCAGTCCTGACCCGTCACCGGATCCATTTGAAAATCGTCCACAGCCGCCACAGCCGCCACCTTCACCATATCCGAACAGCCACTCACTCATATTTAAACCGTCACCAAAACCATAAAGATCAGTAATTCGAATGGCATAATCTAAAATCTCATCTTTGCATAATTGTATTTTGTTCATTAGCTATCACCATTTTTCGAACCGTACCCAGTGACGTATCCAAAACCAAAACCATTTCCATTGACGTCCCCGTCGCCGTCTCCGATACCGCCCCCGATGCCCCGAACGTCAGTGATTTTCACGGCGCTCTCTAAAATTTCATCGTTGCAAAGCAGGATCCGATCTGGACCCCAGCCATTGTATTTACTGCTCATTATACGGCTCAACCCTTGCGAACGATTCAACGCAAGCTTGCGTGCAGGGCAATATCTCGCAAGCTTTAAGCAATGTTATATTATCGCTCATCGTGCATTGAATTCTAAGTTCTTCCCGTTCTTTCATTTTTGTTTCCTCGTGAGTGTTTGATAAGTGTTTGTTAAGTTATGTATACATTATAATAAGCACATTTAATTATGTCAAGAAATTATTTAAATTATTTTACCTCCTTTACCGTACCCATCTCCATTTGGCCAACAACGTAACCGTCCGTTACCGTATCCATCACCCCAATCGTTACCGCACCCTACACCGTATCCTTCCCCGTAACCGCTGCCATTTTCGTAACCATCTCCGTCTGCGTAACTCAAAAGATCCTCAATTCGAATGGCATTATATAAAATTATTTTACTGCATAATTGAATTTTTTTCATTTTTTTCATTATCCGCGCCCAGAATCGGATCCTCTACCATTGCCGCAACTACCTGAACCAAACCCGATACCTGAACCAAACCCGTAACCGTACCCAACCCCGTAATCGGCAATCGTTCCGTAGTAAATTTCAGCCCAAAAGCGTTGATAATTATAAATATCCGTAATCCGAACAGCAGCCGCTAAAACATCATCACTACAAAGCAGGATCCGGTCCGGACCCTGCTCATTCAATTTACTGTTCATTGTGGGGTTCAACCCTTGCGAATGATTCAACGCAAGCTTGTGTACAAGGTAAGATCTCGCAAGCTTCCAGCAATGTTATATTATCGCTAATAGTGCATTGAATTCTAAGTTCTTCCCGTTCTTCATTTAAACCAAATTCGGCAACCGCACTTAATGTCATTTGTATTTTAGCCCACCACCGCCACATTCTGCGGCTGTCGGCAAGGATCACTTGTCGGCCTTTGTGAGAAACATATCTCCCAAAATGCACGCCTGCATCGTGGCAACGAACAATAACATATTTCCCGACCAAATCAGGGATAGTATCATCCGAATTTCTATGAAGTTCTGATTTTAAATCTTTAACTGTAGCAGCTAGATCTTCAATTGTGCTGATTAATTCTTGTTCTTTCATTTTTGTTTCCTCGTAAGTGTTTGTTAAGTGTTTGTTAAGTTATGTATATATTATAATCATGTTATTTTACTATGTCAACTAATTATCTAAAATTATTTTTCACATCACCATACCGATGCCCCCACCCGTAATCGTCAATCGTTCCGTATTCTATTTCAGCCCAAAAACGAAGATAATAATATATATCCATAATCCGTACAGTATTCTTTAAAACATCATCACTACAAAGTTGAATTTTATTCATTATCCGAAGCCGCCCCCGTTTCCGTTTCCTCTCTGCTCCGGACGACCCATACCGCATCCGTCACCTTCACCTTCACAGCCCGCCCACCCGTCACCTTGGCCCCAGCCCATCCCCCACGCACAAGCGCCACCTTCAGTAATTCGAACCGCATATTCTAAAACTTCATCGCTACATAATTGAATAATCATTCTTATATCTCCGCATTTGATATTTCAATTATATATCTATTATTACTCATGTCAAGAAATAATCAACTCTTTATACCGCACACCGTTAAATATAAATTGGTTAAAAAATGACCATTTTGCACAGCATGAAACAACATGCTCGAGCATTTTGCATAGCATTTTGCAAGCATTTTGCTCGTGTTTTACAAAATGCTCAGGCCACGTCTGGCGTGGGTTTGCGGCCATTTTTCAGAGCATTTTGTCATTTTGCACAAAATTTCTTAAAACACATAAATAGAGATAAAAACACAAAACAAACACATAATATATATATATAAAATATATATATATATATATATATATCTATCGCTATAGTGTACAAAATGACAAAATGCTCTTCAGCCCCCGTATCACGGGCCTTGAGCATTTTGCTCGTGTTGCAAAATGCTATGCAAAATGCTCAAAATGCATGCAAAATGGTCAAAATGCTTTTTTTCACTTGCTATATTCATTTAGTTGACATATACTATTCAAACACTAACAAAATGGAGCAATAAAAATGCATTTAGACATAGACTACAATAGAACTACAATCTGGACTGTTGATGAAATAGACGAGTTAATAGATGATATTGAGAGAGCTAAAAAATCAAAAGTTAAGAGAGATGAAACACTAGATAACTTTAAACGTATTTTCTCAGACATCAGACAACAGAACGCCATATTGATAGTGGACAATCATGCAGAATAATCTTATTAGTGATAGCCTGCTCGCTCATCAGCATGCAGGACTATCTATAGTCGAACTTCATTCAATCAAAAACGGGCAGGTGTGCGGATGTGGTAATACTGAATGCCGTCTTGCTGGCAAGCATCCTAAATATCGTGGCTGGCAGAATTACATAGGAAATAAAACGCCATACGATAATTTGAAATTGGATATTGTGAATGGTGGAAACCCGACAGGATTCGGTTTCTTGCTGGAGGACCACCACCTGATCGTTGACGTGGATCCGAAAAATGGAGGTCTAGAGTCTTATAAGAAATTATGCGGTATCATCCCGGATCTGGAAAATTGCAATGTTGGCGTTAAAAGCGGCGGGGGAGGTTTTCACCTTTACTATACCAAGCCCGATACCATAAAAACCATGAAATCACTTAAAGATTTCAAGGGTATTGACTTTTTGAGTAAAGGGGCCTTTGTCGTGGCCTCTGGCAGTCTCCACAAGTCAGGGGGCTACTATACCCTTGATCACGGCTTTTCAACGTCTCTAGATTCGATTGAGGACGCCCCAGCGGCATTAATACAATTAATCGAACGTAAACCACCACCTATTCACCAATTAAATGATTATGATGGCGATATAAACGATTTACTAGATTATGTACCGAATAAAAATTTAGAGTATGATGAATGGTTAAACGTAGGCATGGCAATTCATCATACTGACAATACAGCGTTCGCTATCTGGGACAATTGGAGTAAAACATCTGATAAATATACTAGCTCAGATTATAATCATAAAAAGTGGCTATCATTTGGTAACAACTCAGGATCCCCAGTAACCATTGGCACGTTAATCAAGATGGCGTACGAAAACGGGTATGTACATCCTCTTAACAATACAACTGCTGATATAGATCAGTATTTTGAATCTAGTAAACAAGATGCCGTATTTAATAAAAATGAACTACTAGAATTAGCTGATAAAGTGGATATTAGACAGCCACACGGTTTAATAGGGGATATTGTAGAGTATATAAACAGAACAGCGTTTAAACAGCGGCCTTTGTTGGCAGTGGCTTCCGCACTCTGGACTATGAGTTGCGTCATGAATAGATTATATATAGCCCCACTAGGCGGTAAATTGTCATTATACTGTATGGGGATTGCTGCATCCGGATCGGGGAAGGACCACCCTTATTCAGTCTCCAAGGAAATATTAATCAGGATGGGATACGCTAAGGCGCTAAACTCAGAGATGGCGAGTGACGTAGACATGCACAAGTCACTATACCGTAACCAAATCGTATTCTATGCGATTGATGAGGCTCATAAAATTTTTAATCATATAGATGACGCTAAAGCAAATACATACATACAGAAAATTGCCCCTGCTATGCTGAATTTAAAAACTGATAAAGTGCACACTATACGGCATAAAGATCAAGATTCATTCAAAGAAAATTTAAACCGCACATTAGACAGGATAGAGAAGCAGCTTAAGGAATGCGAGCCGGATCAAGAAAAATTCTGGCATTGTTACAAACAGAGAGAGAGTAAAAAGAAAACTTATTTAGAACAGGGTATTATAAACCCTATATTAAATATATATGCAACATCTACGCCAATCGGGCTAGATAAGACAATAAACATTAAGAGTATAGCCACCGGTTTAATAGGAAGGTTTTTAATATTTAAAGAGACTGACAACACGCCACCCCCTTTATTTTATGGGGTGGGTGACAATAACAACGCACGGGAGCAGATACCGAACGAGATCATAAATAAACTTGATTTGATTACTCAGAGAGCTAGAGATTCTGATTCAGGTTATAACCCGGAGTACGGTTTAGAGTTTTGGGGGGAGCCATACCAAATAACATGCAATGAACATGCCAAAGCTCGGTCGGTGCAAATTCATAAATTTTTTGAACAATGCGCGGAAAATGCAGATGAAGACATCCAGCCGCTTTATATGCGAGCTTTCGAGCATACGGTAACAGTGGCTAGTCTAATGTCTGCGCTGCGTGGAGAGATTACAGAGCAGGATATTATATACGCTTTTGCATTAATACAGAATGATATTCAGACTAAAATATTAATGAGTGTAATCAGTAAAGGCGGACCGGATACGGTAAACGAGGAGGACAGACAGAAAGCGGTTAAAGCCTCAATCCTGCAAGCGTGCGATAAGACGGAAGGGGAGGTTCTGAGTAAGATCAGGCGTACGGTTAAAAAATACAAAATTGATGATAAAAATATTACTCAATTACTTGACAACCTGATTGAAGCGGGTTATATTATAAGTATAACAAAAAACGTCAACGGCAGGACGTTTGAAAGATTTAAACTTAAACAATCATTGATTAAGTAAGAATATAAGAATGAAAGACACTAATAAAAATTGTGCACAGTATCAGTTTTACTGTTCCGATTGCGTTAACGACGGTGACCGCTGCATGCGATGCGAAGAGCGGATGGCAGCATATTACAGTCAGTCACGTAGATATTTCAGCGGTCAATCTAATTGAATGGGGGTGCTTGTATGATGCGCGTGTTAGTCGCTTGCGAATACTCGGGTACTGTTAGAGATGCTTTTATAAGCGCAGGTCATGACGCTATTAGCTGCGATATTTTGCCGACAGAAAAACCAGGTCCTCACTATCAGGGGGACGTTAGAGATATGTTATACGACCGTTGGGATCTTATTATTGCCCATCCTCCATGTACCTACCTGTGCAATAGTGGGGTCTGTCACCTTCATAAAGATCCGACTCGGTGGGCAAAATTGGAGGATGCCGCTAAATTTTTTAAATTGTTTTTAGATATTGATGGCCCTCGTGTTGCTATTGAAAACCCTATAATGCACAAATACGGCAAAGATCTCATTGGGGGGGTCAATCAAAACCAAGTTGTGCAACCTTGGATGTTCGGACACACAGAGAAAAAAGCGACTTGTCTGTGGCTGAAAGGGCTGCCTTGCCTGCAACCAACAAACAACGTTAAAGGGAAATTAAAGAATATGCATCAAAGAGACATACAACGATTACATTATTTACCGCCAGGTCCTGAGAGGGCAAAGCTCAGGAGTAAAACATTTCAGGGGTTAGCCGATGCGATGGCTAGCCAGTGGGGGTGCTTGTATGAGTGATGCTGATTATATAAGTTTTGCTTAATTGATGAAGAAAGTCGCGATTATGACGACAAACTAATTGATAAAATTATTGAAGAATATTGAGGAAATTAAAAAATGAAAAAATTTAGATTAGAAGTTCCATTTTCCGGAACGATGTACGGTCAAGAAATATTCGAAATTGAAGCCGAAACTGAACAACAAGCGCTTGAAAAGTTCAGAAATGCAGCAGACGAGGGTTTAGAGTACGAGCAAAAATGGCTGATAGGCCGAGATCAGCAAGATGACGATTTTTATAGTAACCATGACGCTATAAGGGTTGAGGCGCAAAATGGGAAATAAGCGCTTATTTCCTTGACATCATAAACAACCTTAATTATAATTAAATTGTTAAATAGCGAAATGGAGAAACAAAATGAACAATATACCAATTTATCTACAAACTGACATGTATAAAACCGGACACCAGTCCTTATATCCTGAAGGTGTGGGATATATTTATTCTAACTTTACTTTTAGAAACGGGGATTTATCCAATACTCATTTAGATAAAGTCGTTTTTGTTGGGATTACATACTATATAAAAAAATATCTGGGCCAATGGCGAGAAGATTTCTTTGATCAAAATTGGGAAGAGGTAGAAGATACTTACCGGGAATTTGTTGATGGCGCACTTGGAAGAAAAACAGACTTAAAACATTTTGAGGCTTTGCATAAACTCGGTTATTTACCCTTAAAGATTAAAGCTTTGCCAGAAGGCTCTTTAGTCCCGTATGGCGTGCCATGCATAACAATAGAAAACACTCATCCCGAATTTGCATGGCTAACCAATTACATAGAAACGAGCTTAAGTGCGGTAATTTGGGCTATGTCAACCAGCGCATCAACTGCTTTCGCTTATAGATTGCGATTAGAAAAAGAAACATCTATTGATAAAGAAATTATACCGTATTTATGCCACGACTTTTCTTACCGTGGCATGTTCGGAGGCGAAGCTGCAGCCATGAGCGGATTTGGGCATCTGTGTTGCTTCAGTGGTTCAGATAATATCCCGGCTGCAGTATTGGCTAATGAATATTATGGAGGTTTTAGATTTTCATCAGTTGCAGCGACTGAACATTCTGTTATGTGTGCGTACGGTAAAGAAAATGAGTTTGAAGCATTTGGAAGAATTATTGATAATCATCGTGAGACAATAGTTTCTATCGTATCGGATACGTGGGATTTTTGGCGTGTGGTTACCGAATACCTACCAAAATTGAAGGATAAAATCTTTCATAACCATACAGAACATGGCGGAAAAGTGGTTATTAGACCCGACTCAGGAGACCCAGTCAAGATACTCACCGGGGACCCTAAAGCGCATACCAAACACGAGCGCAAAGGGTTAATTGAAATGTTATACGATATATTTGGAGGCGAAGAGAAAAACGGGCTTATTCAGCTGAACCCGGCAATCGGGGCAATATACGGTGACAGCATAACGCTTGAAAGACAAGATCAAATCATTACAAGGTTAGTTCAAAAAGGCTTTATTCCGGACGTTGTTTTAGGCATTGGCTCTTATTCTTATCAATACGTAACTAGAGATACCCACAGCAGCGCAATTAAGGCCACTCATATTGTAAAAAATGGAGTTGATACGCCAATTTTTAAGGACCCAAAAACCGGCAAAAGCAAAAAATCAGCTAAAGGTTATCTCCACGTTGAGAAGTACAAAGGCAATTATATAGTACAAGATAATGTAAGCCGTGAAGAAATGTGCAGTGGAGAATTAATAACAATTCATTGTGGAGATAGCCTTTGCGACCGATATGTCAGAGAATTCGGGAACATGGATAACAATTTTCACAAAATAACCGACCGCATCAATCAACAAATCGAGGAATTAATCAATGTTTAGTTTTTATCGATCAGAAAAATACGATTTTACAGCCATTAAACACGACCTAAAAAAAATAGACTTTTCAGATGGGACTTGCTTAATAGATTTAAGCTTTCACGAATCTATTCTTGATGACGAATTAACCATAAAATGGGATGTTGTAAACGCAAACCAAGAAATTATCGAGCTAGTGCATATTGTCGAAGTATTGAAAAGTAAATATAAAATTGGAATGAAAAATATTTCTTTGCATATTCCATATTTACCGTATGCAAGAGCAGATAGAAGGTTCCATGAAAATCAATCGTACGGTTTAAAGATTTTTGCAGGGTTTATGCAGGATTTTAAACAGATATCTACTGAAGATATCCACAGCGAAAAGGCTGCGGCATGGCTTGATAATCTTTATGAATTCCCGACTTTAAATCAAATCTCTGTAAGATTGCCTAAAAATTTATTTAAAGAATCACCATACAATAAAAAAACATTAACAGAATTAATAGAATTAATTGATTCAGATAATTTTATGGTATGCGCACCTGATCAGGGAGCATCAGATCGGTGCAATGATTTTATCCAAGCTATTGAAAATACCATGGGGTATAAAAATATTCCCATTGCATTTTGCAAAAAGAAACGATGTACTGAAACCGGAGCAATCCTTGAAACAGAGCTAGAAGATGTTAATTATGAATATAAAGCCATCTTAATTGTTGATGATATTTGCGATGGCGGTGCAACATTTGTTCAATTAGCTTCTAAGCTAAAAGAACAGGGTGCGGAAAGCGTTTCTTTATTTGTCACTCATATGATCGCAAGTAAAGGGTTACAAGCCCTTGCTATCTTTGAGAATGTTTATTATATAAATAAAGTTGGTAATTATTTTTAAATATTCATTGACAATCTCAGCAAATAGCTTATACTTAAAAAGCTGACTTATGATTTAAGATTTACTCCTTGTGGTGTGGTACTGGCCGTAAAGTTTGACCTATTTCTTTGCGGCCTTTTATTCAATTATTACTTGACAATAAGAAAGGATATTATATAATGAAAGATGAAAAGAAAGAGAAGTTAATAGATTTATTAGAAAATTTGTTTGACGATTTGGGCTATTTTAGATGGTTCATAGTGCTTATGCCATGTATAATATGGATTTTAATCATAGCATTTATTGATAAAGTTTTGTTTGAAATGCCTTTTTTAATAGCCAAAAATATTTATAATAAATTGGTTGACATCTTTAAGCGATAGGTTATACTTGATAGTCTCTTGATTGATTAATTGATTACCTCCGTAGTATTGCCCCAAGGCGCTAAACTTGGGGTTCTTATTTTAAATTAACTTGACAACATAAAAGAGATGATATATAATGAAACTAGATGATATAGCAAAGAAACCAGAAGAAGCGCCACCCTTCTTGATGATCATAGGTGAACAGGGAACAGGAAAAACAACGCTAGCAAGCTACTTCTATAAGCCTATTTTTTTACGTACAGAAGACGGGACCCAGTCTCTAACTGGTAGAGATTATATTCTGCAAACTCCGGTCGCAACTAAAGCGGAAAGCTTGCGAGAAGTGGTTAGAATGTTACTTGAAGAGGAGCACGACTTCAGAACATTGGTTATTGACTCAATAACTGAGGCGGACAAGCTTTTCACGCAGGAGATTATAAACAAAGAAAAGAAAGCTAGCCTTTCTCAATGTGCTGGGGGATATGGTGCAGGCTATGGCGCATTAAGAGAATTACATGAACAGTTTGTTAGCTCTCTTTTAGAGCTCAGAGACAAGCGAAAAATGACTATTGTATTAATCGGTCACGTAGAAACAGAACGGTGTTCACCCCCAGATTCTGAAGAATATATGAGATATACGCCTCAGCTAACAAAAACAAACAATGTAGACACGTCTAAAGTTTATACAAATAAAGTTGATGCATGTATATTCATTAATTATGGGGCATTTGTAGAAAACAAACGTGTTAATTCGGATGGGTTGCATTGGCTGCATGTAAAACCAGATTTAGCTCATGTATCCAAAAACAGATACGGAATAAAAGACCGTATCCAATTCAACATTGGAGAAAATCCACTTATTAACCTTATCCCATACCTTAAAAAACAGCATGAACAATTAGAAGCAGAGGTGACAAAATGAGTTTTTTTGACAGTACAATAACAGGTAAAGAAGAAGATTGTGGAGTTGATTACCAAGATTATATCGGCAATGGTACGGTAGCAAACTGCATCATATCACAAGCTGAGCTGGTCCAAGGTTATGAGCAAACCGACCCAAGTATGGTTAAGATTGGTGTTAGAATATTGTCCGGTAAATATACCGGGCGTGTGGTTACCTCCAATATGAGAGTCAATGATGCAAACGAGAAAACTAGAGTTAAAGCGAAAAATAAACTTTTTAGGCTTATGTGTCCGGTAACCAAATCTATTAGCTCAGCTACTGAAGTCACCACGCTTGATAATGCTATTTTGTCTCGATTGCTTAATCAGCGAATAATTGCAAAGATTAGTTATTACCAATTTACAGATGAGCGTACTGGGGCAATCATTAAGGGGAATAGTTTGGGTATGTCATATGCTACAGATGATGAGAAGGCTCCTGCGATTTTTGACGCGGAGCCTATCCCTAGTGGCGAGAGAGCCACGCCACCAGCGCGTCAAGGGCGTCAAGGGTATGCTCAAGCATCTGGTCATGATGATTTTTAAATATGGTCATGATGATTTCTAAATATATTTTTAGTGCTAAAGCCTTGATAAACAAGGCTTTTAATTTTTTTATAAAAACTTATAATAATTAGTTGACATGTTGAAATGTATTGATTATAATGTATACATAAACTAATTAATCAGCTCAACCAAATTAAAGGAATATGTTATGCTAACTAAATCAAAAAATAAATTCGATAATTACATTGCAGAATTAAAAGAAGAAGCAGATAAAATTGAATGCCAAAAATTAGATATAATTTTCGATAGTTGTCCAGAAGATGGTCGAGCAGAAAAAGCTTTAGCGAAGAGCCAACTTAAAAGCCTTCAAAATGAACTTGACCATATCAATGGTCAAATAAAAATATTAGAAAAAGCAAGGGCCCAAAATATTTTAAAAAAAGCAATTGCAGCTTAATAATTACTTGACATAAACAGATAAGGGCCTATAATATAATTATAGGCTTAATTAAGGAGATAAAAAAATGAACATATATCATATTACGGAAATTGAACCATGCGGCTTTTCTACAACTTGGCAACTTGAAGCTAAAGATCTAACATCAGCCAAAAGGCAAGCCACTAGATCCCAAGGTTACATTAACACAGATTTATTAATTGAAATGGAGTACGGAGAATATAACACTCTGATTCCTATGTCTAGGAAAGGCCCTATCGAAAGAGCTTCAAAATGGGAAGATTACGAATGATCAAACTAAAAGGAACCAAAAAATGCAAGAAGGTGGAATATTTGAGCTTTTTTACTCAAAAAAAGAGGAAATCCTGAAAGTTCATAATAAATTATTATCTCAGATGGATATAATAATTGATGATAATCAAGAAGATAAAAACAGAATAAGAATAGGCATAATGCTTCGCATGACAGCTGAAAGTACAACTTTACGCATGCAGGGTCATCCACGAACTGGGAGAAATGATATATTAATTTTTCCCACCTGGGAAATGTGCAAAAGAAATGAAATAAATAATCATGTTTGCCTAGATGAAAATTTTTGCGGTGAATCGACTCTAGATGATTTTTTTGAATGTGAACGCTCAGCAAGAAATTGTTTTGAATTTGTATTAAATGCGCTTAAAGATATGATTAAAGGTTATGAAGTCATATTGAAATAATACACCTGAAAGAGGAACCAAAAAATGCAAGTTTGATAGCGATGAAGCGCAAGAAAAGTGCTTTGAATTTGTGACGAGAGAACTTAAAGCTATAATTAAAGAATTTAAAATCGTACCAGGATAAGCCCCTCTGGGGCTTTAAAAAAATATTCACAAAAACTTATAATAATTAGTTGACATGTTGAAATGTATTGATTATAATGTATACATAAACTAATTAATCAGCTCAACCAAATTAAAAAGGAATACACTATGACAACTGAAACAACTAACTTAGTCACTAAATCAGCAGAACAGCAATTGATCGAAATGGGCGGCAAGCCTTGGGAAAAGGGAAGCATGAGAAGAGTTTATTTATCTTTAGATGTTCTTAATTCTATTACAGGTTTAGGTTGGTATCTTAATCCAATCCACAATAAATTTTATTTTGAAGATGGCGGCCTTTATCGCAAATGTACAAAAAGAGCTAACAAGCACAAGCAATATTTTATCGGCAACTTTAACGAATCTGGATTCACTCTAATACAGCGTTAAATAATTACTTGACATAAACAAATAAGGGCCTATAATATGATTATAGGCTGAATTAAGGAGATAAAAAATGAACGAGAAAGAAATAGCTGAGTTAATTTTATCAAAGCAGGAAGAGATTTTCGAAGAATTTGCAGATCAATTTCCCGGTAATTTTGATGATTTAAACGTTTATGAAAAATACAAAATTGAACAACAAATTAAAGCCATGTTAATACTCATAACCTCTAATTTCAATTTTTGGCTCCTCAAACTCAGAGAATGCAGGAGACCAATAATCGAGATCCCATCTTGGACAGAATGCAAAAATAATATTAAAAATTGCGGTCATTTGAATGAAAAATGGGAAATTTGCGGCATATTAGATATAGATTCTTTATTTGAAGGCGAAGAAGCACAAGAAAAGTGCTTTGAATTTGTGGCGAAAGCGCTTAAAAATACAATCAAAACACACAGAATTATACTATTATAAGCCCCCAGAGGGGCTTTCTTTCCACATGGAAAAAGAAAATGAAAATATCAGAAAAAATATTAGATAAACATTCGCATCAACCAAAATACAACGATGTGCCGCTAAAAAATCTAAAACCATCTAATGCAGGCCATGAATGCAAGCGTAAGCTGTTTTTTATCTTCAATGGATGTTTCTATGAGCAAGGCAAAATAGACCCCTCACGAGCGCTTATGATTAAGGATGGTGTGCGGTTAGAGAGAGAAATCATTCAAGATATTGAACAAATTCACGAAGCACAATCTGAATTCAGAACGCCACCCTATAAATACCTGTCACCAGGCCAAGCTGATTATTTTCTAGATGTTGAGAATACCATAATCGAAATTAAAACAATGTCCCGTAACTCATTCAACCAGTTGAAAAAAAAAGGGTTAAAGGAGTATTCAGTCAAATACTACACCCAAATCCAGATCTATCTAAATGAGTTATTCAACCAGAGAGGCGAAGCGAACGGCACATTAATTGCATTAAACCGTGATACGTTCGAATTATACGAGGAAGATATACCGTACGATGAGCAATTTGCTATAGAGGCCATAGATACGGTAAAAAACATATCTTTATCGGATGATATACCAATGCGATTGTCAGAAGATTCTAAATATTATATTTGCCGTATGTGCGAATATAAAACCCTATGCCATGAAGAAAAACTTCCCACGCCCGGGTGCGGATCCTGCTTAAACGTGAATAGAGCACTGAAAAAATGCACGCTGAATAAAGTCCAGGATTTTGCGCTGCATGGTAAAAACTGCACACATCACATCTACAACCCAGATTTTTTAGAGAATCAAATCCCGATTAAATACGAGAATAACCACATGGAGTACGACACTTTTATTAATGCCTCAGAAAACAATATAAAAGAAAATAATAAATTAACGTTGACAAGTGAACAAATCTATGAACTCTCTAAAGAAGGAGAAGCCCACTTTAATGATGTTTGTGCGGTAAATCTGAAATTAGAAGCTAATCAATTGAATTCTGAATTAGATTTTTAAGGCTAAAGCCTTGATAGACAAGGCTTTAAAAAAATATTCTGGAAAACTTAAAATAATTAGTTGACATGCTGAGATATAGATAATATAATATATACATAAACTAATTAATCAACTTAAAGAAATATAACATGACTAACTTACACGACCAAATCATTGCACTAACTTTCAAAGCAAACGCAATTGAATTTCAAAAACAGCAATTAATCTGGTCTAGCTATGACAACTTTGAAAGCCCTCAACAAAAAGATCGTAAAATTGAAGAGTTACAAGATGAATTAAACGGGATAGCTAACGAAATAAGAAGCATTGAAGAAATGCTTAATTCTTAATTATTACTTGACATAATAAAATATTAGCCTATAATATAAATATAGGCTAAACAATTAACTAAACAAACAAAGGATTTAAAAATGAAAATTGAATACAGAATTGAACAAAACCCCCACGCAACCGAGTCAAACGAATATATGATTATTGCGTTTAATCCGGATTATACTGAATACTCCCACGCCTCTTTTTTTGATTTATCAGATAAAGAAACTTTTATTGAATGGATGGATTGGGGAAGCTTAGATTGTGGAGAATACAGCGAGCAATTCATTGAAAATTTTAACTCATCTATTCATGATGGGGACGCCAGATTATTGGTTGAACAGTTCATTGATGAGCACATAACAGCACTAAAAAAACAAGCAAAACTGAAAGCGCATGGGGCCACAATATAAAAACCTCCCCCAAGGGGGGGTATCAAAGGAGATGAGAGATGAACAAACTAAATGAAGAAAATCGCATCATTCAAACGCAGATCTTAGCTATTGAGTATGCTGATAGTTGGGTTAAGTCACACTTTAAAAATAAAAATGTCGGTTATGAGAAGTTCGCTCGGGGTATTTTAAAGTGTTTTCTTTTCGACGGACTGGAGGAGAAATTACCAGAATCCCGAATAAAAGAAATCCAGAGAGTTTTGAGAGGTGATTTAGAACTTAGGCAAAAAATCAAAATGAAGGCAAAGGAGATAAACAATGAACAAAAACACGATTAAAAGAATAGCTTTAGCTGAAAAAATAGTCGAGTTAAGAAGGCTCGGCTATACAAATCACCAAATCATTGAACAGTTAAATACAAGCTACATGACTGTATACAATGCACTAAAGAATGAAGGCCTGAAGCCGTTAAGGAAAAACCAAGTCGAAAAGACAAACAGAGTTCAAAGAATTGACACTCTGAGGAATGAAGGGCTTTCAAATGTTCAGATTGGTGAAATAATGAATCTTCATCCGGGGACCGTAAGTCGACTTAGTAGCAACTTAAAAACAATTTCTGAAAAAGATATAAGGCAACAAAAAATAGATAAAATATTAGAGCTTAAAAGAAAAGGATTTAGTCGAAAAGAAGTGGCTAATATGCTGGATTTTGAATATAAGTTTGTGTGGCGACATTGGCATAAATAAGGAGGCTATATAAACATTACTTGACAAGCAAAGCAAATTAAATTAAACTAATATTTATTAACAGGAGAAATGAAATGAAAAACGAACAATTTAAAGATGATCTCAGAGCTAAACTAGCATTAGACGATGAAACAATTAAAGGCGATATTTCAAACTTTAAGAAGGTAGTTAAATTTGTAGTTTTTGGAGGAGGCTTTTTTCTGGCTGGCGGCTTAACATGCCTTTTCAATTTTCTTAATATCTCCGACATCACAGATCTAGGCGACCCACTATATTTCACTAAAAGCTTATGTGAAACAGAGCAAAAAACATGCCATAAAACGCCCGTTTTCATGTGGATTAAAAAAGAAGATAAATAAATGAAAAAAATGGAACTAAGACCATACCAGAGCGAAGCGATTGAAAAAACTATAAATCAGGCTAACAGCTCAGCTGAACCGATTTTAATTGATGCATCCGTTTCAGCTGGGAAAAGCTTCATGATAATAAAAATCATGGAATATTACAATAATCTCAATAAAAATTGCTTATGCTTAACAATGACATCCGATCTTGTTAAACAGAACGCTACAGATTATCAAGATTATATCGGCCTTTGTTCCATTTTTTGCGCAAAACTTGGAACTAAAGAATGGCGCAAGCGTGGAGTATTCGCAAGTCCACAAACCTTCCATGAAGCACTTAAAGCCGACCATCCGGTTAAAAATAAAAAGTTTAGCGTTCTGTTAATAGACGAATGTCATAATGTAAATTATACAAAAAAGAATACTGTTTACATGAAGATTATTGAACATCTAAAAAAAGTCAACCCGAAAATGAGGATAATCGGGCTGACTGGGACTCCCTTTCGTGGGAAAGGGCAATCCATTTTAGGGAATGGAGAAGAATTTCTATTCAAACATAAAACCGCCAACATATCAATAGATTTTTTAATAAAAAATAGATATGCAGTTCCGCCAGTTTACGGAACGCACGAATCAATAGACTATGACTACAGCCACTGCAAAATTCAGGCCAACGGAGACTATAAAGCATCTGAGCTTGCAGCAGCTTCTGAAGGTAAGCGGATAACAGCCGATATAATTAAAGAAGTGGTTGAGGTTTCCAAAAATCGGGGAGGCGTGCTTATATTTGCTAGCACAATTAAACACTGCGAAGAAGTTCTCCAAAGCTTGCCAAAAGGGGAGGCGTGCTTAATCACCGGGAAAACTCCAGATATAGAACGGATGAAGTTAATAGACAAAATAAAAGCCGGTAAAATAAAGTATACCGTTAATATGAACGTTTTAACTACTGGTTTTAACGCACCAATTATTGACCACGTTGTATTCTTAAGACCAACAAGTAGCCCTGTGCTGTGGGTTCAAGCCATTGGTCGAGGCGTTAGACTACTAGACGGTAAAACAGACTGCCTTGTTTCAGACTATGCCGGAAATCTTGACCGACTTGGAGAAATGGAAGATCCACTAATAGCCGACCTTAAACGCCAGCAAGCAAAAGATATGCCACTTATCTTTGAATGCCCGGTATGCCATGAGATGAACCCTTCAACGGTTAGACGCTGCAACGGTATAATAAACGGTTCAAGATGCGATTACCTGTTTCAATTTAAAGATTGCTGGTCATGCCAAGCCCAGAACGACATTACCGCACGCCATTGTATAGAATGCGGTTGTGAGCTGATTGACCCGAATGAAAAACTCAATTTAAAAGCATCGGTCCGAATTAAAGACATACCAGAAAAATTTAAAGTCAAACAACTCTTCTATAGAATGCATAAAAAACAAAATAAAACATTCATAAGAATTGATTATATTTTTATCGCTGGAAATTCTGAAAGAAACGTAAGCGAGTTTTTTATCTTTCCACCCAATTTTCACACTAAATCAAAATTTCTGGATTTACACTGTAAATTTATGGAACAGTCAAAAATTGAACATATATCTTATATACTGGGTGAAGGTTTTCATTTGATGCAATCTCCAAGCCATATCTTTGTAAGCAGGCCCAAAGGGGATAAATACCTGAAAGTAGACGGTAAACAATTCTAAAATAATACTTGACAAGGTAGCCTTTTAAACATATAATTAAATTATATTAGAAATAAGGTGAATTATGGCTATCAAACGCAATCAAGCGGACCACTGGTTTTCAAAGTGTGTTCGTGCTTCTTATGGGTATAAGTGCTGCAAGTGTGGCAAACAGTACGATAAATCTTCAAAGGGTTTGCACTGTTCGCACATATTCAGCAGGCGACATAAACAAATCAGGTACGACAAATTAAATGCTGTTGCTATGTGCTATAGTTGCCATAATTGGTATTCTGGAGAGCCTGTTGAGTCGGGAGTCTGGGCTATTGATTATTTAGGCCATGCAGCTATTGAGATCTTGCAAGATAAACTTAAATTACCGAATAGCATTTTAAAAAAAGAAGAGCTTGAAATCGCTAGGCATTATAAAGCTGAGTTTGAAAAAATAGAATTGAATATTGATTGTGGCATTTCCCCGATTGATTTTGTTTCATATCAATAAAAGGTGTTTCACGTGGAACAGGAAGAACAAGAAGAATATAAAGAATTTTATGACAAAGCATATTGGTCCGAATATCCAACGGATATGCCGCTTGGGCTTTCATTGCTCGATCACTGCGCTTGGTTGGGTGGCTTTTATGATCGATTTGGTTTTACTTATTGGGAATACAAAGGGATAAAGCCTTTTCGACCGTTGGTGGGTGAAAAATATTAATATGAAATATGCTGAACAATTCCCGTTTGAAGCGTTTGAAGCGTGGGAAGCTCAAAAAATGGAGATGTACGAAAATTATTTTTTTGAGCCTGAAGTAAAAGAGGAAGAAGAAGAAGAGTTAGGGATAGATTAATTCGAATGTTGTGTTATTGCCTTCTATATTTAGACTATTAAAAAATGGAAGAAGGTTTGCTGCTGGATTTAACGAGACGTAAGCGAAATATCCGCCAAGAGAAGAAGGAAGAAAAGAGTTTAAATTGAAAATTGAACCATTGTATTTTATGCTTGTTGGAAATGTTTGATTATTGGTGAATGCAATCTCTACCGTATCCCCGGCTGCAAAAATAGTCGCTAAGCTATCAGATGGAAGAGGGGAGATACTACCAAAAGGTGGAGGGAGAATGGCCCACCCAATAATAAATAAAGCAATCGCAGAAGTCACCGTATACTCAACCCCAACAACCTTCTCCCATACGGTAACCCCATTCGGAAATTCATCATTATAGAGAATAACCGCTTCCATATCTTGACCGTTAAATTTTACTTCCTCAGGATCCACGCCACCATTGAAACTTATTGTCATAAATAACCCTTAAATTGTTTCTATATTTAAAGTTGTTCCGCCTGTAACCCACATTTTAACGCCACCTAATACGGTTTGCGTGGCTGCTGGTAGAACATATTCATTTTCATCAATCGCTTGCTTGGTTTTCAGTGGCGTCATGATTTTAGTGTCATCAGTCCCAGCTTCTGCTTCTGCTGTTGTAGCAATATTTGTGCCAATCTGATCATTTGCTTTTGAGCTGGCAATATTTACAATTGCTTGTACGTATTGACTATTTTGTGGCGTATCAGTGAGGTTATTATAGGGTACGTTACCTTCTAACATGATACCATCAAAAAACGCAAGGGTTTGATTTTTTTCAGACGCTAGAAGTGGCGTCCCGTCTTGCGCTCCTACCACTGATTGATTCTGATATTTGCCGCCTGCAAAATCTGGGTCGGTTGTATCAACCCTTGTTGGAGGCATTATTTCAACTAAAGTTTTAGACATTTGTCAAGCCTTTTTTTAAATATATTTAACTAATACGCCAATCCAATATTTAGCTGGCATATGCTTTAATAGGAGTGTTTCAAGTCGATCTCTTTGATTAAGCGGGATTTCCACAACATCGGGAAAGTTTTCACCGCACACGTAAAGGTAAAAAGGGAATGTTGCCCTGTTTGGATTTATCGTATAAGGAACCCTAATATTAGAAAATCCTGAATAGGTGCCACAAGCGGATTCTTCATTACCGCATTGTGTGTTAGGGTCACCACATATTGCAAGAAAATCTTGCGATGTGAAGAAGATATTATTCACTAGCAAATAGCCGTCTTTCGTGAGCAGGTAGCCGCATTGCGCTTCTTCAGCTCCACACTGAGCTTGTTCCATACCACACGAAATAAGATCTCCATCTATCCCTATATAATCAAACGGATTTCTGACCTCTGGTGGGTATGCGGTATCTAAAGGATCGAACCATTCATGAACAAATAGATCAAAGCCTGCTTGATTCAGAACGCCATTCAAATATGCAATATCTTGTCCACCGACAACGCCACGCCAAGCGGCAGCTAGTTGATCCCTTCTTTCTTGATCTGTTTTATCTCCAGCAATTAGCCCGAATTGATCTTCAAACTTATCAAGATCTTGGGTCGTTTGAGGAAAGAAATTCAATACACCTTGACGAACAAAATCCAATTGAGCCGGGATCCAGCTGAACAAACCCTTGAAAAATTTTGAGTTGACTTTGTCGCCATAAGTGTCAAAGGCTTGACCAGACGGTAAAAGGCTTCTAACTGCTTTAATATAATCAATCATATATACGTTATAGCACCCAGCTTGCACAATTCCCCAGCTTGCATCTGAACCTGCCCGCCAATGTCTGAGCCATTTGTTTTTACCGTCAAGGTGTCAAAGCTTGAATTGTTAGCTTGCGTGATTACAAAAACTTGCTGAGATATTGCAGCAACAGAAACAGTATCTTGTTGAATTGTATCCACGCCTTGGATGAATGGCTTAATACTTGCTAGATAATCATTAATAGCGTTTTCAATGTCTTGCTTTGTTGAAACAGGATCGTTTGATTGAAACCCTATGATCTCAATATCGTATACTGTTCTTATAATGGGTAACGGGTTGACATACGTTCCGGCAGGTTTTAACTGGTCTATATACTCTTTAACATCGTCTAGCAATGATTGAGGAGGGATCCCATCAGGATCTATATCTGGCGTTGTTTGAACGTATACATCAACAGATGCGCCCCACGTTTTATCTACCGCACCACTGACTATAAAAAGTCCAGTGTACGGATAAATCTGAAAAACTCCTGTAACTTCAATGCCCCATAATCGATAATCAACAATCGCACCCCCTTGGGGGACCGTACGGAATCCTTCCCTGACTCTCGTACGGTAAGAAAGCTCATCTTCTGAGTCGACCCCAAGTTGGACCGAACTTTGCACGCTTGCAACTGGTTGAACGTTTATTAAAGGATTGACAAAAGTTAACAAGCTACCATTTTCTAGATTTCCACCCGATCCGCCTCCAAAAGATTGATCCGAATCTGGCGAAGCGCTTGGATCTTTCACTGCTTTGATTTGAGCTGAAATAGGCGAGGCTTGATTTAGATCTACATCATCAATTAAAGAGTATACCCACTGATTAGCCTGCCCGATCAACTGGGATCCACTTGGGATTACATCAGCTGATGAAGTGAAAAGTTCAATGTTTATTTCCAGTATGGCGTTCTGTGAGGGTTTGGGTTCATAGTTTTGTAGAACTAAAGATCCTAATTCAACAAGTGGCCTCACTGTCTGACCATTTATCTGCACTGGCTGAAATGAGGCAGTAGAAACAAACTGCTGCAAGATCCCCCAGCCAGTAAGCTTGTATAAAAGTGCGACCATTCCAGCAATGATCTTAGCAATAACGCCTAGAACGCTTTTCGGTAAAATAGGCGTTACAGAACCGAACCTTGATTCAAAGTCTGCAATAATTTGATCTGAAATGTCTTTCGTTGAGGGTATATTCTGCAATTTTTATGCCTATTCTTGAATCAAACGTTCCCAGTTGATTACATAACGCTGTTCTATTTCTTGGCTGTTTGCTGTCGCTTGAATGGTTATATTAAGCCTATTTGATGACTCAACAAAAAGATCCACATTCAACGAGGTGATCAAGCCTTGTTCAATCATCCAAGCAAGATCAGACTTAACCGCATCTTGTATTCTTAATAGTGAGTTGCGAGATTGATCAAGATTGTTGATCAAATGCTGAGTTAATGATCGGATTTTCTTTGCTGGCTCAGCATCAAGGACATTCCCCCACCATTCACGTTCTGAATTTTCTAAACCGTCATCCTGTATATTACCACCAAACAAGGATACTGTAAAGCTTTCAACAATACCGGATGCCATAACTAGATCGTTGTCTGCAAATACAAGATCGCCCCCATCACCATTTAAAACCAATTTTAAATCAGACATTTATCATTAATCCCATGGCAAGGTTTCAGGAATTTTATTACTGTATGAAGACGGTAAAACGCAAGTTAAAGAAGTAAGCTCTTGATTGTTATCAGCTATTAATTCAGCTTGTTTGATCATTAGCGTGTAAGGTTGATAGATCCTAACACTTGGGGCCTTGATCTGAATGAAAGTATTTGTTTCATAAACTTTATTCAATGAATTTTCCCAACTTGGCACAACTATTGTATAATTTATTGAGCTCGCAAACATGCGCCCAAGTAAACCTTCAGAGGCATTTTTTATGCTTCCCGTGTCGGTATCCTTGGCAACTTTGATCATCGGCCTTAAAAAATCTAACTTACTATTATTACTAGTATACTTTGCGTTAATATTGTCTTTTGATCTTCCTGTCGTGCACGCTGTAACCTCTGAGAAGTAATTCCGAGCGTTTGGATTATTGGTTACACTAATCAAAGGAGGCAACCCTTCTTCAAGCTTAGCGACTAGCGTTCCGTTTTCTTTACCTTTACGGACCAGTATACCGCCATTAGCAAGGCTTGACAAGATCAATCCTCTTTGTTTTGCAAGATCAATCATAAAATCAAAGATTTTTTGATCTGGCCTGCAAGCCACTTTATCAAAAGATCCGCCAGCCTCAGCCGCAAAGGTTAAATTTAGATTAAATTGATCTGCTATCTGAGTGAATATAGTTTTAATTGTTTGATTATCAAATTGTAATTTAGTTGACGAGGCCGGAAAATTACAATCAATCAAGTTGCCACTGAGCGCATAAAAAGAAGCTTCTTCAACAACTTGATCCGGATCGAATCGAGTTCTAACATCTAATAAAACGCCTACAAACAACAACTTACCATCGTAAAAAACACGGCATTCATTAAATGAGCAAGGCCTGAAGACTTCTTTTAGCGTTTCATTATTTGGATCAAAAGGATAGCTGATAGATAAAGTATCAACTGAATCAAAATTACGCTGCAGCCGAACACTTAGCCAGGTTTGCAGCTCTACACCTTTAACTTTAATAACAATTTTATCGCTCATATATAAAAAGTTACCGTTTTTCCGATGGGCAACAATAAGATTTCATCTCCTTGAAGTCGATTTGTGTCTATAATATATTGTACTGTTTCTTGTGAAACGTTTCTATAATATTGATACGCAAGATCAAGGATCGTCCTTGATGATGTTAAAGTTATATTCCGCTCAACAGGCAGATCAAAAAGCGAGTTATTTAGTAGTTTTTGAGCGCCCGAGCTAACTGAGCTTATGATCTGCTGGCTCTCTCCAGTGTCTAAAACTTCAGCCTTTTTATACCATTGATCCCGAATTTCAACATAACTTTCAGAAACTTGAGCTATCGCATCGCTCAACTCTTTAGCGTTAGATCTTGATTCAAAAGTTGCTGTTGTTGATAAATTGGCAAGGCTAGCAATAACAGTGCCAAGCATGCCATCACCCAAAGCGAGGTTATTTTGTGCATCAGCCGGGAGAGTGGGATCATTCACGTTTTGATCCACATCGTTTGAGGTGGATCTAAAAAAGTTTAGATACCCATCGATTTTATTCCCTAGATCGTTGCCCATCTGTGAGGGAGTTTTAATTAAAAGATTGAGATTAAAAAAGAATTTTGCAGGGTTGCCAAGGAAAGTATTAATACTCACATTTGCAAGCTCATAATATTGATCAAACAAAGCACGGGTTTCACTCATGCCATTTGATAATGACCTGAAGAAATCATTAACTTGATTCAAATATTCTTTATATCTTAAATATAAAGTCTCCTCTTCAACTGTAGTATCAACTTTTATATTCTGCTCGAATTGTTCCTTGATCTTTTGCTCAGACTCTGCCCCTTTTGCCTTAACATCTTCCAAAATATCAACGTTTTCAGTAGGATACAAAGACTTAATAGATTCAATAAATTCAAGAGTATAAACGGCTTGACCAGCGCCATCAACAAAGCGATCCTTTCTTGATACTTTGCCAAGGACCACCGCATCAACTGAGTAAAACCCAATTTCTAACCGCCCGACTCCCTTTGTGAGAATAACAGAATCAAACACATCACACTTTAGATCATAATCAGGGCCTGATATATAAATGGTCAACGGGAAAGATCTTGAAGTGATCCCTGAATCTTGAGCGTAAGAATTGTTGACATTTCTGAATTCAAAGCGTGTCCCTTTTTTGGTAATGTCACGATCAACTTCTTCATATTCAAATTCAACACGCTGTCCAGTGGAACTAGTAAAAGATCCTTCTTTGATCTTATCTTTCCACATTTACAACCCCCCAGAATATTGTAAGGTAACGCCTTGGATCGGATCTTGCATCTCAGCTTTGCCCGTTTGATCTTTGATCACAACTTCACTACGCTGAATATTAGTTGATGTCGTAGAGGTGGTCATGTTTGCCGCATCCTGCGCTTCAATTACCGGACCTTGTCCTATATTTGGGACAAATGCATTATTTATGCCAACCGGAGAAATGGCAGGGGAACCTATTTGTGGCGTGACTTCATCATCTCCAAGCCCCACAAAATCAAGAATATCATTTCCCAAACCTTTGATCGAATCGCCAACACCTGAAAAGATCTTGGTTAGATCCCCCCACTTTTCAGCGATTTTTTCAGGGAATTTCATTAATGATTCAAAATCGCCAGTAACTAATTGAAATATAGCTTTTCCTATCTCAGCTAACACGCCACCTACTGCTGAGAAGGTTTCTTTGATCGTTTCCCAGTTTTTATAAAGAGCCACACCGACCCCGATGATCGCTGTGAAAGCTCCAATGATAAATCCGGCTGGCGTGGCCCTGAATGCCATTGTGGAAAGCCTGATCACCGTAGTCAAGCCCTTGATCAAACCAGTTGTAAGAATAATTGGGATCTTAAGGATCGACAAGCCGACCCCGAATATATTGGCTGCTGTTGTTGCTGCAAAAGCCGCCATTTTGAAGAATCCTAAAGCGGCTACTGTTCCACCGACCACCTTGGCAAACGCTGTTATAGGGCCTATATTATCAGTGAACCCTTGAATAAACTTATCAATTCTAGAGTTGATCAATTCCTTATTAGCTGTGATCAGATTACTATATTTCTCGATTGTAGGGGACAAAGCATTTCCAACAAGCCCAATGAATTGTTGAGTCAATGAGCCTGTCACACTTTTTAATCGGTTGATCGAATTAACGTAAGTTTTAGATCCTTCTATTCCTTCTTTGGTCAGAAAGTTGTTTTCAGCACTTTTTTTCTTAAGTTGATCTAGCGTTAAACCTTGATTTCTTAAAGCTCCGATCACCCTGTTGGCCTCAGACCCCATCAGTACATCAGCTGCAGCTTGAGCTTTTGAAGCGTCTTCCATCTCCAAAAGTCTACTTATGATCTTTTCAAATTGTTGATCCGGTGCAAGATCTTTGACTTCTGCAAAACTTATGCCCATCAGCTTTAGGCCGTCTGCGGTTGACTCTGTCATCTCACCCATGCCACGAGATTCGCCCAATTTATTGGTCATTTCTTCAGCTAAATCAGTGACATTTTCAAAGTCAAATCCCAAACTTTTGATTGGCTTACTCAAGGCTGTAATAGTGTCAATATTTTGACCTACCGCCTCAGTGATCGAATTCATTTTTACGGTGCTTTCAGCAATTTCTGAACCAACAAAAGTAACCCCACCAGCTGCGATCCCTGCTCTTGTCATCAGTTTATCAAATGAATCACCGACTTTTTTAGTAGAGGATACCACGCCATTTAAGGCCACACGAGCGGATTGACTAAACCCGGTTATAGATCTAGTCATCCTCTGTAAAGGTCTAGTCATGCGATCAACTGCTGAAAATACAGTTGATAATTCATAAGTACGAGCCATTGGATCCTCTATCTACAACAGTAGAAATTAAAAAGTCACTTGTTCGATATCTTAGCTTTTATCAGCTCACTGATAGCACAATAAAAATAATACAGCTCATGAATATTCATATCATCCCAAGACTTACCGCACGTGGTTCTATACTCAAGCATTAGCCATATTTGCATATTCTGAACAGTTTCAGCGTATGCAGCTGGGGATCTTTTTACTAGCTTATAGTCAGCTATTCCATAAAAAAAATCATAGTTGTTTCACTGAGAATCCTATAATCTTTAATGCTCAGCTTATTAAGATCCACTTCATTAGTTTTCGTGATCCTAGCTGCAAGAGTTGTGGCTATATCAACATGGTTGTTTTTGCGCTGCCCTGCCCGTAAATCACCAGCTGTGGGAATCTGAAAAATGAATTCACTCTTACTTGAACCATTGATATCTAAAGGTTTGATAAGAATTTGCTTGATCTCTCCGCTATCATCAACAACAAGCACACCTTTTCTTATGCGCTCTAAGAATTTGAAGATCAAAACCTGATCATCCTCGGTATCGCTTTTCTCAGGGTAAGAATCAAGCTCTTCAAGGCCATAAAAACGAGCTGCACGGTTGAACTCATCAACCGACATTTCTTCATTAATTTCAATCATTTATTTTGTCTTTTCCATTTGCCTTCACCCATAATGTCGATCTTGATTGATGCTTCCTGAGAATCAAGCACAATCTCACCATTGATATTACCAGATCCAGAGATAACGGATCCATCACTAAGAGTGATCGAAACCGCCTTTTCTGTGCCAACATCATTGTTGATCCTATTTAGATCTGCCAAGGTATCATCAGATTCAACAGCAATTTCAACACCTTTCGCAAAAGGTAATTGAGTTGTTACTATTTCTCTAGTCGTTCCGTTTGCATTAGTTTTAGTCTCTCTTTTAACTCCGCCTAAACTTAACTCAACGGTTGATCCGTCCGTGGTTGTAAAATTAGTACCATCGATTGAAACATTGGTTATATTTCCGCCTACGCTCATGATCATTCACCCCTCAAAAATGCAAATTTAACATTGGTTGATATTTGCGTATTATTTCCGCTCAGCGTGATCGGCATCTCTAGCTCGATCCTATCAGGATTCAAGCTTGATATTTGAGCTTGTATATTGTCGATCGTTTCCTCAGGATTAACCAATACCGCACGCCTAGCCATTGAATTCACAACAACTTGAGCTTCTGTTATTGCGTCACTCGGCTTTTTAGCTCCGCTGGCACTCGAAACGCTTTGATCATTTGGCACTAATGGTACACCGTCCCAATAACCTTGTCTGAATCGTGAATTGATCGCAAAGATCACGTTCATTAGCTTAATTATATTTGCTGTATATGCATAAGCTGGGGTTTCCTCCCCAAGCGGATGGTACATAGTAACCGAGTCTTTAACTTGAACTTTTCCATCTGTGATCACTGTAGTAGATAACCCAGCCACCACGCACACATTTCGTGCGGTAAAATCTGGCTGAACTTGCTCAGGCCCCCCAGCGACATTGATCAAGAATTGGTTAGTAATTGATCTTGCCGGGTTTTGATCTGATATATTCGCATGAACAAGCACTTGATTTGCTGCAATTTCTAATCCTAAAGAAGGGGATCCAGCGTTGAAAGTTAAGACATTTACCCTATCGGATCTTCTTGCGTCTGTAATAGCTCTCAGAGCTGTAAGATCTTCGCTATTTGAGCCCGTGAATACCATTGCCGGTAATGTGATCAAAGGATCCCACCTACCTTCACCCCAAAATTCAAACGCTGAAAAGGTTGTGCTGTCTGTCTCAGTTGAACAGTTAATTAATAACGTCTCCCAAGTGTTGCCAACTAGCAGCAAAGGATCTTCAACGTCAATGAATCCGGCCCCATCATCGTTGTTGGTGTTAACGATAGCAAGCCCGGCAGGGATATTTAATATTTGGAAATCAATATCATTCCCCCAAGCCCCAGACGCTTTAGTGGTTAAAGTGATCACTCCGCCAGCCTCAGCAGCTAAAAACGGATAATTTAGATCCCCGTTGATTTGATCAACAAGTAAAGGGTTAAGATCAGCTGCTACCGCCCCATTTTTTACGCCAACAGTAAAAATATTAGTACCACGCTGAACGGTCAGCGTCCCGGCTTCAGTCGCTGTGCCTGTGATCGTGATCGTTCTGGTGTTTTGAGCTCCCCCGACTGGGTTTTCACATGGGTATACAGTAACAGGGATCCCAGCAACACGATCACCCCCAACCGAAAAAAGGATCCTAGACACAAGATGGATCGGGGACCCGTAACCGTATGCATCACCAGCCTGTTTTGAGCTAGTAATCAATAATTTATCAGTAGTATATAATGTTGAGTCATTGCCCTGACCGAATATTGCGATCCTTTGTGGCAGTGTTACAGCACTACCAGCCCGGGAAGAATCAAACTCTACTTGAACAGCCGTTGCAGCTGCTTTTGTCGTTCCCAAAGGTGAAGACATATTAAAGATCCTCTGTGCCATCGATCAGAACTTCGCCAGTTTCTGATCTAATTATAGTATAATCCGCACCTTGTAACGGTACGCCATCATTTAAAATTTGGTTTTCTCCAACAACGACTTCAAGATTCAATCTGATCGCATGGATCGCCACGGTTGGATTCTCGTCTTGATTCGTTCCTAGAACCTCATAGTTAAGTATATGATTTCTTTTAGAAACTAACTTAGGATCACAAGCTAAGGTTTGATAATATACTGAGCTAATAATTTTTCTCACAACTGAGAAGGTTTGATCAGCGTTAAGAAAGGCTCTCCTGTCCGGCAGATCTTGCCCTGATCCTTGGATCTTATTAATGGCAAAGCCAAAAATATCTATATAATACAAACACTTAAAACTAGCACCTACAAGGGCGCTTGCTGTTCCTGCGTTCCTGTTGCCATTGATTGATTGAATATTAATTACAGTTCTAAGATCTTTATTTTGATCTGTAAGATCAATGAGTTGACCGATAGGCGCATACCTTGATTCAAACACACGAACATCATATGGTGTAGTGTCTGCTCCTGCATTTTGGGCAAGGATCAATTGATTATCAAATTCAACTTTTAACAACTCAGCTATGCTATTTAAGACGATCAACCTTTGATCTATTGGGTCAATTAAGCTGTTAATCTGTGGCGTCATGTTTTGATCAATCCTAACTTATAAACAATACATTGCAGCGTATCATCTGGCATACATTCTATTATACTGTAAGTTCTTTTTATATTCAACTTATCTGTAAAACTAACGATCCAAGGTTGATCCCCGTTAACTTCGCTTTTGTTCGGTAGCTCAATTTGGAGATTAACTATTGATTCTTTAGGTATAGATATTGATGCCCTAGACGCTGCAAAATTTTGCCCGGTTTCGGGATCAAACGACAAGGCCACCTGATTACAATACCCTCTAATGATCGGCAAGCTTACGCCAGCAGGACTGATGAATTCAATATCTTGAGCAAAATCAATACTTAAGATCTTGTTTAAATCAGTCACTGCAACTCTAAGCAGATCAACCATTATTTCGCTTGATCTTTCTTCTTAGCTTCTTTTGCTTCAGCCTTTACAGCCGCCTCATCAACTAAAACGATCTTGCCCATCTTAAGCAGTCGATCTGTAACTTGATCCGTCATTAAACCATCTCTAATTATTTGATTTTGTTTAACAACGAATCCGCCAATGGTGATTGCTGAATTATCAGCTACTTTGTATCTTTTTGTTGCCATCTGTAGCCTCCTAAGCCGTTTTTAAACAACCGTACGTTAAAAATGAAACAGGAATATAGATCATTCTGGATCTTGTTTCAACTGTCATAGATGATCCGTCAATTTGTCCGTAAGCGTGTAATTCTTGAGTAACACTTCCATCCTCTGAGATATTTTCAGGGATCAAACGACCGATTGTATTGCTAATGTTTGATGTCATTGGGATCTTTGGAGTTGGAATAAAATATTTATTATACCGAACACGGTTACCATTAGATTCCGCACTGCATATCATTATAACGTTATCATCTTCAACGTATTTTTTAGGATCTCCGGTTTCAGGATCGTCATACTCTTCATTATAAACCCAGATCTTAAGATTATGAGAACCAGCAGACAAGGATCCTTTAAGAATTCCACCTAATAGCTCCAAGCCTTCCCGGTTGATCCCTATGGTATCAATACGCAAAAGATCACCTTTGAGCTCGACTTGAACGGTATTAATAAAATCTAAATAAGTTTTTTCATTCATGATAACGGTATCAGGTCGTGCCTTACCGTTCGATTGGATTAAACTTGCTAAAGCTGCAAGATCATCGATTGGGGTGGCGTTTGCTGAGTCACTCCAAGCCGTTGCCACGGTGGGGAAATGGCTTGCTGGCGTTGGAAATTGATATTCATACCTGACTTTGCCAGATCGATCTGTTAACGATAAAGATCCAGTTTGCCAGATTTGAGCCGCTTGAAGTTCCCAAGATCTTGATAACAAATCTTCATTGTCTCGGATCCCTTCAACGATCAAATCAAATAAATTTTCAGTAGCTAATTGATCCGCCATTTCAAATTGGTTTTTACCGAACGGCACTTTTTCTAAATCACAAGCGTTGATCTCAAAGCCTTCTTTATATGGTACAACGTTTATTTCCATCACTTCGCTTGTTCTGCGCTCGTTGAAATTGGGACCGCTACAATAAGTTTCCGGAATAGCTATCGGGTTCCCTTTTAGTTTAAAAGGAAGAAGCAACTTTTCACCTTGCCTGATCCTTGGTGAGCCAGATGTAAAAAAGCTTTTAAGCAGTCCGTACGGTCTCGACTCTTGCTCGTATTTTTCAATGATCGCCTCTTGGCATACTGATAACATATTATAGATCTCCTGTTGTACGAGATAGATCACGCTGCGGGATCACTGTAAGACCCCATACTTGCAACGCTTGGATCTGCAAAGGTGTTAATGGTGCGGTAAAGCCCGGAAAATAAAGCAAAGAATCGAATACATTGCCCTTTAGAATCAGGGTTGAAGGCTGTTGTGTGGCTACTCCATCCCATGAAGCGCAACATTGCAAGACTGCAATTTGTTGATCTTCTGTGGAACCATCCCAAGGTTTGAAGATGCCATCTAAAGGATCTAGGCTAACGATCAAACCTCTTGTCCAGTCCTCAGCAGCTGGGGCTGCTTGTCCGATCGGCTTTGTAATTGCTGTGAAATGGCCTTGTGTAAGGGGCTTACCGTGATCTAATTGGTAAAGTGGATCTAATGGGCAACAACTCATTTTTTCACCTCTTTTTTAGTGTACATTCTAGCCACTTGATCAACTGCATCACCTTTGATCTCTGGTGATTTTTCGCTCATTTCCATGGCTGCGATATCGTTTGATTCTTGGTTGCTGTTTAAAAGTTTTTCAGTCAAGATCTTGTGGCTTTTATCTTGTGATTCTGCAAATTCTTTCTTAGAATTCATGTGCTTAATAGCCACTTCATCACTGAATGAAACCCCGTCTTGAATACATTGTATGGCATACTCAAAATTTCCAGAGGATTCCGCCATTTTTAAATGGGACATCATTTCATTTTTAAAATTTTCAATAGCTTGGGTAGCGTTGATCTTTGCTTGATTCGCTCCTTCTGCCATCAATTGATTAGCTAGATCTGGGTGATCCGCTTTAATCTTATCTAAGTTCATGGTTATATTGCCTTTTTTTGGTTGGTCTTCTTTTGCTTCAAAGCTTAATCCAATTTGATCAATCAAATTTAAATTTAAAGCTTCCTCAGCTATAAACATCCGACCTTTTCCAAAGTCAGAATTCTTTAATGCAGGCCTTGATTCTATTATTTTACTTTTCACTATTTCGAACATTGAATCAAGTTGATCCTGCAAAACCTCTATACCTTCACTTGTGCTATAATCAGGTCGTTTATCTTTTGATTCTCGGTTAGTTATAGATAAACTTTCTTCATCTCGAACATACAGATCAACCGCCACGCCAACAGATCCTACCATGCTAAATTCACCAATGGCACAAATTTTGCTCGCTTGAGATGCTAACATATAAGCAGCGCTGGCAGCGCAATCATGGACAACAGCAACAATTTCACGTCTTGATTCTTTTATTGCATTCATTACCAATAAAAAATTATTACTAGCAACTCCACCGCCCGAATTAAAATCAAGATAAATGGGTTCAGAAGTATCTTCTAAATTTTCCTGATCAATATAGCGTATTATATCAGAATATACAGTATATTCAACGCCAAAAAGATCAAACCACGGCTGCGGCTCATCAACTAAAGTTCCTACCACACCCTTAAAAATTCGATCTTCTTTTGGTTCAGAAAGATAAGTTTCAGCGTCTAATTCATTTGATCTTGCTTCGATCTTTTCTAACTTTGCTTTGAGCTCATCATTAACAAACCACATTTATTATTCACCTTTTTTTATCAACTTACTGTACGCAATTAAAAATATAAGCGTAAGGATCAAACTTATAGGATCTTGCTCAGCCCCATCAAAGATCCTTTCTATGGTGTCAATGTCAAGGCCATAATCAGCACCAACAACAATCCCGATCAACATCATTCCTTTTGAGGTCTCTTTGTTAAAAAATCTATTTGTGATCGTTTTAAAAAAGTCTATAATATCAGTAGTGAAAAGTTCTTTAATCCAACTCATACAAACGCCTTTAAGAATAAATTAGATGCAATATGATTGCCCTGTGTGCTTGGCCCAACGTTATTAGTTACGTGTTGAATGATCTTTAGCTGATCGCCTGCGAACACATCAAAATCAACAACTTTAGTTATAGCCGCATCCTCACCTCCAAAGTTGCCCGTTTTGATCCTCGTGTAAGGATCTATCGGAAGAACCGCCCCACCTCTAGTGATTTGTACATATAATTCAACGTTATAGGTTGGCGAGAATCCGGTAGCATCAATAGTTGAATCAAAAGCCGCTTGAAGGTTGCATGAAGCATTGATCAAAATGTTTGTGTCATCAGCAGGATCAAGCTCAAAAACTGTATTATTATCTGTTTCATTCCCTTCCCTAAACGCTATAGGGGTTGGCGTGTTGAATGTATTCATAGGAACAGATCCGGTAAATCTGGCTTTAAATTTGCATAACACCCCGGCTTCTTTTTCCCACGCTGAAATAGCCGGGAAACCGTTGGATGATGGGAAGTTACAAGCATTTAAAAACGCTTTATAGGGCCTTGTAGGGTTTGCTTTTAATACAACTTTTTGCGATGAATTTATAAAGCTTGATCCATCACTGATCTCAATCGTAACATCCTGATCACTGAAATTTGCTATCACAAATCTGTAATAAATATCAGGATTCACCGGGAAGAAACTAGCCGCTGGCAGAATAATGTTAATTGGAGTTGTCGCTGCTGTTGAGACAATGATATTTTTAGCGGTTGGGGTTAACACCTCACTTTGCTTGATCCTTTCCACTGGAGGCGTATTCAGTGGCGCAGTATTAGTAATCGTGTAGGTTGAACCCGCTTGCTGAACCTGAATACCAGTTCCCCCTACGATCTGAACAGGATCCCCACCAGACATATTTATTTTTTTAACTTGCTGATAAATAACAGACATTTATTCTATTACCTCTATGACCTCATTAGGATCTTTCTGTAAATCTTCTGGTTTCTGTAAATATTCGGGAGGAACTCTTAATGATAATAATAGATCTTGATCTTTTTCAATCATATCTATGATATCAATCGGGTTCATTCCGGTAAGCTCTGCAGCCGCCATGCTCCAAGGCATCAAGCTATTTTCAACAGCCATACTTAACGCTTTAACCTGTTTCTCAAACGCTCCGACCGCTTTTTTGCTGCGATTCCATTTACAAGATGACCAAGCATAAAACCCAAGATCTGAATTAAGCGAATCAAGGATCATGCTTGAATATGGGATAAAACCTTTAGCTGCAAGCACTTTCAGAAAATCTTTATAAATTGGATCAAGCACTTGAGACGCAAAAGAAGACTTGAAGTCGTCAAGATAATGAGCCAGTTCAACATTTGACGCTTGAGAGGCTGAGTAATTAGAACTAAATAAGATCCTAGCCGATTCCGGTGGAAGGTTGAGAGCTGCACTGATCACATTAAAGATCGCCTCTTCAAACTGAGCAAAACTTAGATCAGCTTCTTTCCTTGCGAACTCGTTTAATTTAGTGCCCGGACTGAGCTTATCCACAATCATTGAATCGCCAAAATCAGCAAATGGCTTGCTTAGATCTTGAGTCTTACCGGTGGTTAAATCTATTTGATTTTCAAGTCCAAATGCGGTTGATGACTGCAATTCACTTGCACTTTCAACCACTGCCACGATCTTAGCCTCGATCATTTTCTTACTAATAGTAGCCGTCTTAAATCGATCTAATTGGTGTAAATCTTGCAACACTGGAGACAAGATCGGGCATCCTCTCGTTCCGATCCTCTTTTCATTACAATACACCATCTTGGCTTGAAACCTACCAGTAGTGGCGTTTACAGCTCGGATCCTTTTAAATTTACCTCTATCATCGATCACCCAGAAGGCTCTATGTCTTCCCTTAGAATCGAGCTCAACCCCATCAATAATATTATCAGAAATGGGCCTTGTGTATGGCGTTCTAATTTGCCGGGAATTTATGATCTTTAACTGAGTATATCCATTTTGATCAGGAATATTGACCACCAGGCAATCACCATAAATCAAGGATTCAAGCCTAATCTTTTTCTGAAGTTGCCCGAAATCCATTTGTTTTTTAAAGTCAATTGTTTCGGTTTGCTCAGCGTAAAGATTAAAATATGAACTAACTAACCTATTCCAAGATTTTAGATCTAACTCTAACAAGGTTTGATTCGGTGCTGGCTGTAAGATCAAGCCCGTGTTTATCTCAGCCACGGTCAAACGATTGAAGATGATCTGTGCATAAGGATTCAAAAAAAACATTAATTCACTACGATCAATCAAGACCTCACGGTCAAGATCTAGGATGTAATTATCCCCCGAGCCCCCGACAGTCTTGGTTCCGCTGTAAACGAATGGCCTGCCGTTTGTGGTGGTTATGCCACAATCAGCCTTGATATTAGCTCGTTTTTTTGGTAGGATCTTATTAAGAATTTTTTTGATCAAATTAAGCTACTCTGATTAAGCTACCCGGGTAAAAACTTTAACTGTTCCATCATTGATCCTTAGTGCTCGATATATGGCAATAATGCGATCAAATACTTGAGCTCTTGCAGCTGTCAAAACAGAAATATCTGTTTTCTTTACATTTGTTTTAGTCTGAGAAGTATCCAAGGTATAACTTTCGATACGATCAAAAACAAGATCCGTTTCAGCTTGCAAATACTCAGCGTAAAGATTTTCAAGCTTAGTTAGCGTATCCTTAAGAAAATCAACAGGTAACGCACTATTAATAGGAGGACAACAACAAGACATGCTTTCAATTTCCACTGAATTTAAGAATGATCAGGTAACGATCACAAAAGATAGCTACACCCAAGACTGCGACCGAGTTTTCCAAGCTGGCATTTCTTCAGCTCCAAAAACTAACACTTTAACTTATCTAATAAAAGGAGATCGATCCGGGACATTTGAAGCGATAGGATATGAGGATCATCCTGCTGATAATATCAAAGTTTATACAGATACCGACACTATAACACTAAATGAAGATGGGATCAACATAGAATCCGATAAAAAAATTATTTTTTCAGTTGGAGGGCAAAAGATCACAATATCAGATAGTGAAATAAAGCTAGAATCAAGCTCTGATATTGTGATCAATGGAGGTAAAATTACGGCATCAGGGGATTTTGTAACTGCAGCAGGAACTTCTCTTGATGGAGTTAAAGCAGCGTTTAATTCTCACGTTCATACTTCAGCAAGCCCGGGGAGTCCAACAACGCCACCCACTGTTCCAATTCCTTAAATTTACACTGTAAATTATTGGTCAAATATTGGGTCGATCCTCCTTGGGATCACTTGTTCAATATAGTGATCTGATAGGGTATTCATGATCGGCTTGGCTGGATCTGTTATTGTCTCATGAGATAGATCATAAAGCTTTTTCAGCTTGCCTTGGTAGGATCCTTGTCTTTTTCGCACGTTGGCATATTGCCAGAGGGATTGATCGAAAACAAAAAACTTTTGTTTCGCTCTTCCTGCCTGTTGAGTTGCTGCAGCCATCGCTTTTTTACCTGATCCTTGATATTTCTTGACGTTTTGGAGTTTATCCATCCGAGTTCTTATTTTTAGATCTGAATTTTCGCTTGCTCCACGTCTAGCGTTTTTCGTAGCTATGGGATAGTGAGTTCCAGATTTTGGCGTTCTTTCTCCTCCCATTTCTTGAGCAAGGTTGATCTTTCGTGTGGTTCCGACTTCAACTTTTGATCTTGATAGAGGTGAATCAATAGATGTTTTATTAACTCCTGTGCCACTGATCAAATGGTTATTTCTGAGATTAAAAGATTGTTTGATCTTTTCGTTGTATTCCCTCCTGAACTCAAAACCTATGCTGTTTAGGGTTCGATTCACCTTTTTGATCTTTTGTTCTGGCTGAACAGCGTCAAGAAATTGAGCTAATGCTTGACGCTGAAAGGATATTCTGATCATTTTTTCCACCTTCCAACAAATGTTTGATTCACTTCGCAATCATCAAAAAACTTGTCGTAATTAACTGATTTATCGCCTAAAATTTCAACCATCCGCCACCGGGCAATGATATCTAAAACAGCCGTATTATATACTAATAAATCCCATAATTCATTCCGCACGTTGCCTTTTCTCTTCCAGATATGCTTAACCGTACGGTTGGTTTTTGGATCTTTAACTGCAGTCTTGGTTTCACAAGTCAATTCTTTAATTTGATCATCTCGTGTATCAGCTGGAAAATTAAGCGTGTAGTCAGGCTGTTGTTCTCCATCGATCCACTTGTTGAGTTCCATCTGAGAATACCAATGATCTTTATAGTCAGAAACTCTTAGATTGTAAACAGGAACCCCATATATTTCAAAGGTTTTAGACGCTTTGAATGGCTCCTCGCTTTTGATGTTGTCTCTGCCACGCACGCAAATTATATTCCCACCTCCACCAGTTTTTAGGATCTTTGCGGCTGCTGTTTGAACGATTTTAGGCTCAAAGTTGGTATCAATTGCTGTTGTTGTGATTCTATATTCAACCCCTTCTTGATCCTTATATCGTTTATTTAAGATCATCTCTTCAAGGATTGTCCAAGCCGGATCGTTCAGGTCTAAGATATCGCCTTTTATATCTTTATATTCAATAAGATAAGGTGAACAGCCACGGGCCCAACCAAAGACTGCTACAGCAAGGAAGGATTTTTGAACGTCTACCGCACACGTTAACAAGGCTATATTTGATCTGTTTAGATCCTTTGTTTTGTGGTTCGGGATCTGTCCTGAATAGTAGAATGATCTTCTGAATCTTGAGAGCTTTTCAAGGGTCATTCTTGTTCCAATTGAGGACTTAACGAATGGCATCCCTAAAATATTATTATAGAATGATTGGAGCTTTTCATGATCTAACGTTTCATTGTTGTCCCAATCTCTAGCCCTGATCGCATCCGCCACCCCTTTGTACCACGGCTGAAAGTGGGTCGGGGAATATAGAGATGATAAGTGATAAGATCTAAATTCATCTGATTGAAGCGGATTGTGAGGGATCCATTCAGCATTATTTTTCTGAAATAACCTTGATTTATCAGCCTCTTGATGCGGATGTCCGCAGTGTGGGCAATGATACCGTACAGATTCATTGATCAGGTTTTTGTTCTCGTCAAGCTTCCAAAAAAGGCCACCAATAACGCCTGTTTCTTCATTTACCGGATGCCTGAACTTAAGATGGAACGGCATTCTACAATCAAGACATTTAACATAATAATGACGTTGATCTCCATTAATAAACTTCTGCCACGTAAGATCCGTTTCTTGTACCAATGGCGTTGATCCTCGTATGATCTTTCTATGTGCCCAGAATGCCGTACAACGGGCATTATAAAGTTCTATGATATCCCCTTGTGAATTGTTCTTTCCTACCGGGTAAGAGCTGGATTCATCTTGGATCATAACTTTGATTGAAGCCGACCTTGCTTTATTGGGTGATTGCGCCCCCCTTGCCACAATGTAAGATCCACCGTTAAACTCAATTTGTTGATCCGTTGCCCCAGATCTTTTGAAGTCTTTCGGGTTGAATGGCTGTATTTGATCCCCGAATCCTGAATGTTCGATCATTGGCCTGATATTGTTTCTAAATCGCTCTGAAGCAAGCTCCGCCAAAGCTGAGACGAACATCATAGGAGTCCCACGCTCTTGAACTGCATAATACAAGATCACGTTTTCAGTAATCGTTGTGAATCCTGTTTGAACCCCCTTCATGACTGTAACATCTCGAACATTTGAATTAGGATCCATGCAGTTTAGGATCTCTTCATGCATGGGGAAGATCGAGAATGAATAGTGACCTGCTAAATGACTGACATTTGACGGTAAATATCTATTATTTTCAATGAACTTGCAGATATTTACATGGCGGTATTTGGTGGGGATCATCTCAATAAATTTTAAAAAAAATTCGTTATCTTTGAAATTTGCTAACTTCATAAGTCCTCGTTAAATATTGAATAAGTTTGTTTTAGATCTTTGATGAATCCATTTAATGCGCTGGTCATTATTTCATCAATTTTTTTGCGGTAATCATCTTCAGTAAGATCATCCAGATCACGCATAGAAAAGAATTGAGCTGCAATATTCCCGGCTTTATCGCTGAGTAATTTTTCAGAAAATGATATCTGTTTTTGAAACAATGTTTTAACTTTATCTTTAGATACAAGCTCGCCTCTTTTGATCTCTCTATCTAATTGTAACTTTTGGATCTTTTCGGCTATCTGCATCGCTTCAAGTTGATCCCTGTCAAACTTGGACAAAAGATCGTCTGTATCAGATTTGAAAGTATGCTCAACCCCCAATTCTTTTAGGTACTCCACAACATGGATCGAATTTTGATCTATTTCATCCGTGGTTTTATCGTACGCATTTTTTAGGGTATAAGCTTCTGTTTTCAGGTGTTGGCGGACGTCCTTTACTGATAAGCCTATCTGTTTTGAGAATTTTTTAACTGATATCATTCTAAATGTTTTTTAGCCTGCTTAATATGCAAACGTAAAGTCATGATTTGATCTTCTTTTTCCACTAACTGAGCATTTAAGTTATTGATTTTAATTAAACTATCTACAGCTAATTTTTTATAGTGAGTAAGCTCCGCTTCTTTTGATTTTTCAGAAAGTTGGATCGCTTTAGAGTATTCACACAAAAGATCATCATTAGAAAAATCATCTTGGTTAAGATTATTATTCAATATGTTCCCATGCCCCAGATCAAAGATTCCAACATTAGAGTCTAAAACCTGCCACGTCAGATCATCAAAAAACTTGCTTTCAAATTTTGTGAAATATGGAAAATAGCGGTTATTTTGATCACTCATCGTTACCCTCAAACTTAACATTAACATTGATCATTTGTGGATCAGCTGGTAGAAATACTTCAATATTTCCATTTTTAACTATAAAGTTCCCTGTATTTAATGCTTCAACTAAAGAATCAAGATCTTCATTTCCACTTATCATTTTTTTGATCCTTTTTAAAAAAAAACATCTTAAATAAATATATCCACAGCACGAAAAGGCAAACACCGAGAAAGACTAAAAACCAACTTGCAGCACTGATCAAAAAAGGCAAAGCAAATACAAAAAGAAAGATAGTGAAGATCCAATATAAGTCTATTTTCATTTATCAACTCCAACACCAAGCATCGGAACAACATTTGACCCGGTAAATTTAGGCAACACACCATTCCATTTTTCAGTTTGTTTATACTGTACTAATTCTGGAGTTATTGATTTAGATAATATCTGATTAGCTTGAGCTTGTGCTTTCGCTACAGTTAAGATCGACTGGGCATCCCCACGAGCTTCTTCAATTTTTTTCTCAGCTTCTGCACGAGCTTGAGCTATTTCATTTTGACGTTGCTGCGCTTTTTGTGTCGCTTCAAGCTTCCTGTTCAATGCTTCAACAACAGTATCCGGTAACCTGAAAGATCCTATCAGGTATATTTGATCAATAATGATTCCAATGTCAGATACTTTATTTTTAACTTCAGCTGATACAAGATCGATCAACTCGCTTTTTCTTGCTCCATAAAGATCTTGGATCCCCATGCCAGATGAAACTTTATTTAATGCATTGCGCACATGATTCCTTAAATAAACGTTCGTTATCTCCTCAATACCTTTCCTATATTTTTGAAAAATTTGAGGTATTTTGTCAGGGTCTAAATGATAAGAAACTCCAATATCAGCTCCGACTTGCATCCCTTCGGATGTTTGAAAAGTAAAAGATTCATCACCAAGTGATCCTTCATCTTCTGATTGCGTCCAAATATAATTTTGTTGAAAAGTCGGATATAAGAAAAGATTTTCATTGACTCCGATCCAGTATCGCCCAACTCCAAGAACTTCTGAATCTACCCCTTTGCTCCCTCCTAGGAGATAAACTTTCACGCCAACATAGCCCGCAGGAACCTTTGAGCAACTAGCAAGAAATAAAGTAGCTAATATAGCCGCTGTTTTTTTAAGTTTCATTTTTTTTCTCCATTAATTAAGCTTCATTGTTCCATTATAAAAACTTTTAACCTCATTTTCTTCAAGCTCAGCTTTTTTGAGGTCAGGCTCCCACAGATCAATTTTGCATTCAATGGATTCAGCGTTAATTTCATCACCACATTTTCTATAAATATCCATCGCTTTTAAGGCTGCCGCTTTCGCTTTTGTTAATGATTTAAATTTATTAACGCCCATTGCTGCATTGATACGCCAATCAGATGCGAGTTTTTCATACTCTTTTGCTGTTTGGATTGATTCATCATGTGCAACAATAACATTTCTTTCTTCATAAACAGGATATAAAGTATTCATTCTTCTGCCCTTTTATTTTTAATTTTTTCTTCAAGTTCCATTCCTGCCCTGATTAAAGAACCAATTTTTTTGTTTGTTTGATCTTCATAATCTAGGTCAGGATGGAAAAACCCTTGCATTGCAGCGTGCTTATAAATATTAATTAATAGTTCAATATCATTATTCATACAGACACCCCCATTAATTTTTTATGCATCTCTTCAGCACGTTTTAGAGATAGTTCCATTTTATCTTTAGACTCAGCAGCTTTACTATCAAGATCTATTATGCAATGTGAATCATAAGATTGATCATCTAATAAACTTTTATCATCATGATAATTCTCAAGATATATATATGCTTGTCTCCAGAGGAGCGCTAATTCTTTGTAGTTATTCATACAGACACCCCCACCCAATTAGATTGACCACCGAAATACGAGCGATTTTGGCTGTAATATGCAGCCATACGCTCCTCGCAATACATACAACGGTCACCATCATTAACGCAATCAGAACAATAAAACTGATACTGAGCACAATCGCCATGTATAGTTGAATGTAGACCAATGCAGCCGAGCGCAAAAAATAGACCAGAGCAGTCGATACAATGATTACAGCCGGTTAGGTCTGTACAATTTTTATTAGTATCAGTCATCAACACATACCCACCGGTTACCCATTGGAACGCTTACATGTTCAATCACAATCTCATCAAACTCATCAAGTCTAAATTTAGCTTCCTCTATTGCCTCTTCGGTATTTGCCGCTTCAACTGCGACAATCTCTTGTCTTTTCACTTCACAACACACTAGATATTTGTTCATAATCCCCACTTATTCGATATTTTCGAATATCTCAATTAATAATAAACATTATAATCAATCTATCTTAATATGTCAACAAAAAACATAATAATAATGTCAAAAAATCCAGTTTTAAGGGGTTTCGTACCAAAAAAGTGATCAGGCGGCAAACTCAT